TCGTTACCGTCCCATATACCATCTTCTGGTATGCCGTCATCTATAAACCCAAAAAAAGATATGTCTTCTTCTATTTCTTCAATTTTCTCTTCATATAATTCTTTACGAACATCCACATCTGTTAATTGTTTAAAATAATCTTGGCGAGTCAACCAACTAAACATTACCAAAGTCATCGCTAAATCATCTGTGTGTCCATCATCTGCTTCGTATGATTGTCGTTTTGCCACAAACGTTGAGAGTTCTAAAATGATATCCCTATCTTCTACAATAAGTTTATTTTCTTCTACTAAATTTTTTAGAACAGAACAACCTAACTTCTTTACGGGTATAGTTGTCCTGACTCCAAAATGCGATTGTCCACCACCACCGAAACCACCAGTAATGGTCTGTCCCCTTCTTCCCATATATGCACACATGAGAACATTCTCATATTCTAAATCATCATGGAGAACATCTGCTACCTGCGCGCCAATATCATTAATCTCTATTAAGGTATATGCTCTGTTGTATTGCTTTGCCAAAGAACGAATAATGGTTGGGAAAAGCATCGGTGATATAAGATTGTTTCTATATTTGGCAACTATTTTATATGGTGGATCTGATATATCAATCACAGTAAATGCGCTATAATCTCTACCCACACCCCTTGAGGGATCTACACATATAACATATGTATGATCTTCTTTTGGCTTCTCATGGATATCAACTCCCTCTTGAGTTGCTATCAATGGATCTTTATATGCTAGTTCGTGTAATTTATTTGACGATATAAGAGTATTACTACTACCAAGAAAGTCGCATTCAAATTCTGACTGAAACTGTTCTTCGCTTGTGTTTGATATAGTTTCTTGTTTCCATGTTTCATCCCTTAATGGTCCACCTGGATATTTTGGTACTTGATTCCAATGAACTTCAAATGGAACATAATCATTCTTGCCTTTATCATTTTTTTTCCTATTTGCCCCCAACCAATAATGATAGAATAAATTTAACCCATTTGGTGTTGATACCATCAATACCTTTGTGGTTTGACCAGATGTAATCGTTGGATATACAGAACTAAAGAATTCTTCTGCAATGTTATTCGGAACGTGTGCAAATTCGTCTAAGAAAATAAGATTAAACGACCCACCCCGAATAGCAGACGCTGAAGTGGATGATGCTAAAATCTTAGAACCATTTTCTAATTCAATAGATCCCTTATTCCATTCTATTATGCCCTGCTGTAACCACAGAGGAAGATACTCATATGCAAGTTTAAGTCGGTGCAAAATTTCTCTTGCTGTTACTTGTTTGTTTGCAAGAATTGCTACAGAAGTACTCTGATTAAAAAGAACATAGTGGAGAATATAGGAAACGAATGTGGTAGACTTACCAGATTGTCGGGGCAATTTTGCTATAACAAAACGGTTATTATGAATGATGTCAACCATTTGTTTCTGGTAATCATACAGATTAAATGGAACAAGACCTTCATCAAGACTAACTATCTTGATATATTTTTTAATAAAGTATTCAGGATCTTTGGAACACTTTATAAACTCTTTTAATTCTTCCTTGGAAAACTCAATTACTTGTCCAGACTCTTTTAAATTTGGGTTTCCAAGGTATCCACCTTTTCTGTTACTCATCTATATCCTCTGTATCATTCTGTAAAGATTTGTTCCTACTTCTACCTTCGTTTAGCATATCCAAAAGTTCGCTGGAAGAGCCAACAAAGATAGAGTTATTAGTAGTGTTTTGGGTATACTTGTTGTTATCCTTCTGCACATCTTTTGCTTTTTGGTGTATGCCTAATAAATCATTGTTTAGTTCGGAAACAGTCTTCAGCATCTGAGATACAACTTCATATGCTCTGGGTTGGTCGCCATTTTCTGCAACATTAAGAATGCCTTCTATAGCAACCTTTCCTGTGTCTATTAATTCTATAAGATTACTTCTTACATCTCTGAAATCTTTGTCAGACTTATTATCAATAGTCATCAATTCCTTTGGAACATCTATAATTGTAGCCAGTGGAGTCTCCTTCACTGGTTCGCTATCGAAAGATATACCCAAAGAATTTGAAATTCTATCATTCGTTTCTTTTTTCACATCACGCATATGTATTTCCAAGAATATCAATACCATCAGAACCGGATGCACCACCCACAAATTTTTCGGTGCTTATATCACTAGTATAACCAAATGTATGTATGGTTTCAGATGCACCACTAACTCCATAGATGTCTCTAGCAACAGCACCAGTTGGACCAGAACCACCTTGTCTTTTCGTCAAGAAGTTTGTTCCTTCAAGATCGAAGAATGTAATATCTACACTTCGAATAACTTCGGACTCTGTTTTCTTTGTAGGACCAAAGACATATGACTTTGCGGTGAATGTGTATTGTGTAGTTATCAGTCTTCTTGTATCAAAAGAACCCTCATAATCTTCTGTAATAGAAACATCATTTAAGGATATAGGAACATCCACCTTCTCGTTTATATCATTAAAATTAATTGTTACAGTAAAATCTGGTGCAAAATATGGAAGTATCTGCTCTGTTATCTGGAGAGCGTCATCCATATATCTCACATAAGACTGAAGAGTAAATGATATGTCATAAGGAACCTCTGCATATGTGTATTCATATCTGTCTGGCACTGTTTGGAGTGCTTTTCTTTTTGTGAGTGAATTTCTTTTTCTACTCGGATCATAAACATAATTTGTTATTTCAAACGACAACCTTGGAACTTCAATGACTTTATTATCATCAGATATGCTGCTGGTTTCTCTTATCCTTCTAATAAATTTTTCCTTCGGCCCGTACGCTAAAGGAAGCCTGATCTGTTCTTTTTCTGTACCATCTGCATTTTTTCTAACCACACGAACATCATTAAACAACGACCCGAAGGCTATCACCATTTTTCTTATAGATTCTTTATAGAAATGATTAAACATTAATAATTACCTTCGCTAAACGGGTCTATGTCAGTGAAGTCAAATATGTTTTCGGTATCTGCAATAAAACCGAATTCTTCGTTTTCGCCACTGTCTTCGTTCGTCTGATTTGGTTCTTGGGGAATAATAACCGTAGTTGTTTCTCTTGAAGTGATATAATATTCCACACCAGAACTTGCACCCTTGATACTGTCGGTTAATCCTGTGTTTAGTGTGCCGCTGATATTCGATATGCCTAATGTCTTTCCTGCTGCATTCCAATCTATTACAGTCGCGGTAACAGTTGCATCGCTGAATGTTCCACCAGTAGAGCCACTTATCTGGAAAACTCTTTCACCCTCATAATATGCGGTTGCGCCCGTAGTTATTACATTGCCCAACTCCAAATTAACCATGAAGTACTGTCTTTCTTCTTCGACATTATCAATATCGGATATTCCAGTATCAATATCCTCTTGACTATAGGTGAATACTTCACAATTCAAAACATATGTGTAAAGTTTTCCCAGTTGATAAAAGGGGTTTTCATGTTCAACGAAATTTATTTCAAAAAGAGTTTTACTAAAAGGAAAATAAACTAAATCACCTTCTCTTGGCCTGGTTATCTCTCCTTCATATATACCAACCACATCTTCAAATCTTCTTTTTGAAAGAACTAACGTTATTCTATCACGAACTTCCAGTCCAAATTTACTAAGAATATCACCTTCGCCCTCAAATCCATCAACATTTTGAATATACATTTCTAACTCGTAGCCATCATCAAACTTAGATATTGTATCTTCGCCAAATAATTCATCCATATTTATTAATGTTCTTGGTATATAAATGAAATCATGACCTGTTGCCTTTATTGTTTCGATAGTTAAATCTTCTACAATGCTGGCATCACCAGAATATTTTTTGAAATATGGATTAATAGCCATGTTCAACCAATCGTAAAGTCAATGGGCAATTCATAAGTTAATCTTACTTCTTCTTCTAGTCGTATGAGTTCTTCATGTGCTTCTCGATATATTTCTCCGCCCCTCATAGTTGCTCCACCTGGTAAGGCGACATTATCGAATTTGGATAAATTGGCTCCCCACTGTCGTTTTACTAACGCCGTAAAGTATTTCTTTAATAATATGTCATTATATATTTCTGTAAATATAGTTGGGTTTAACGCAACGTATGCTTCTATCACAAGATATTTGCCAACCTCAACATCAGCCGACCAATCCATATCTATATGTAATCGGTTTGTGACTTTATTGAATCTTATCTGTTTTTCTGGTTCAAATAGTTGTTCTATCAAACTAATATATCTTTTGGTACTATCAAAACTAGCAATTCCTTTACCAGTGCCCATGAACAAATTTCTATTGATTCCAAAATAATCATTAAGTGCCATTTGATAACGAACATCAAACATATTAGTTGAGCCTTGACCAAATCTAAAAACCTTTAGAACACTTACAACATCTTTTCCCGTTGGCGCACTACTAGCGGTGGCACCACTGGCACCATTAATAGCACCAAGAGAATCCATATCTACAAACCCATTATCAATATCTGTTTGTGTTACTGCGTAAGAAAACAATCCTCTTTCAACCCCATCGAAATGTCTTTCGGTGAAGAATTGAAGGGCATCATCTAATCTTTCTTCTGCTTGTTGCCTATCTACATTTATATCAATAACAGGTTCGCCAAGCCTTCTAAAAGCATAGTCGATAAGTTGATCTCTTGTTGCGAGTGCCGAGGTATTTGCCATCAATATGTACTCCTATTTATATTTATTTATAAAGATGGCAAACTTTTATTATTGTTTTTATGCTTCTGATGATTCTTCTTGTTTTGGTGGCTCTGGAGGCTCTGGAAGGGAAACTGTTATATGTGTCATATCCTTTGGAGACATGTTTTCAATATAATACCTTCTAGTTACTGGTTCAACCGACTCTTCAACCTCAGACACTTCATAATTCGCAAATCCTGGCATACTTAGCGGGCAGTGCATTTTAGGATAATCCAATTTACTATATTGATCATCATCTGATACTAACCATGTTCCTCTTTTATCACCACATCCACAACCACCACAATAATGGTTACCACTGGTATTACTATCTCGAAGATATTCACACGGAATTAATTCATCATTATCACCAAAACAACTTATCACCCTAAGTTGCTTTGTTGCTTTGTCTATTTTTTTATTATTTAACCCTCTGGAAGTTATTGCTGAAGCAAAATTTTTCATCATGCCAAGTTTTTCGGTAAACGAAGAACTCCCAAAACTTTTATCGGCTTTCTTTTTCATCATAATTCCTTTATAAAGAATAAAACATATACCACAGGTCCATCAATAGTCTATCACCTCGCCGCAGGTGTCCAGGGTGAACCACCGGTTCCAATTTTTTCGGGTGGCCCATCATGAATGATTGTCAATTTACCTCTCCACATATCTCTAATATTATTTATCGCTTCTTTACTAACTGTTCCTGGATTATTTTTAATGTTTATTACTAATTTTTTCGCTTCATGAATTGGGTAAGCAATTTTAAGTGTATCTATTAGCGAGTTTATCGACGAAGAACTTAATGAATTATTTGCTAAATTAAGGTATTCAATATTCTTAGGGATGGGTATGGAACTTTCATCAATAAACGGTACAGTTGTTAAATCATTATTCGAAACATCGATTATTCTACACATATTTAAAGTAT